AAATTACAAAGCATGAAAGGCAATCGTTTGTGGAAAATAGTTTGATTCACGCGGCGAAGTTTCACGTCCTTGCGTCTTGCGTATTCACGTGAAATGGTTTCCTCGTGAGCATGACGCAAATGCAGCCGATCATTCGTCAGGATCGTTTCTTCTTCCTTGCGCCCCGTTTTTTCAAGCCATAACTCGTAAGGCGTTTTGTAATGACTCAACCCCATAACAACCGCACAATCTGTTGCGCCCAGCCCCTGTTTTCTGATTTCTTTTTGTTCGATAGTTAACATTATTTAATCCCCTGCAAAAAATATTTGATACGTTGTGTCAGTGTGAAATGCGTTCTTTCGTAAGCTGTGATTTGATCTTTCATGCGACTTCCTTCCAGATAATGATGCGGTTGATAAAATCCTGCATATCAGCTTTAAAACGATTGATTGTGTTTTCACGGACATTGCTCGCAAATTCCTGACGACTTTCCAGTGTGTCATTTTTCAGAAGTGCCAGAAGGGAGCAGGTAATATCATCATCTATTGCAGTTTGATGGGGTTTTTTGTAGCAATCGGTGGTATCGCGGTCGCTGTACTCAAGGAAGAGCGCGGCAAGCTCGCCCTGTTCTTCATAGCTTAGATCATCGACTGATAAAACAAAGCTTTCGAGGTCTCTGTCCCATACCGAACGATCCTGTATAAGCTCATGAATATAACGATATAAATTTTTATATGGCGTCATAGTGGTTAAATCCCTTTGAACCGGTTTCAACAGCATCTTGCCGTTTGTTGTATTGTAGTGCATATTTTTTTCCTCATCACTGTTAATTAATGTAACATTGACGAGAATAGACTAAACGAAAACTAATGTCAATACATTGTTCGTATGCAATTTAATTTTCCTTTTGCAAACTAATGCTTGACCGTAGCATAATGAATATTATATAAAGCGCGTTAATCTGGAGTAACTATGAAAGTTAATGAGAATATAAAAAAATTGAGATTGGCGATCGGATTTCAACTGGGAGAATTCGGAAAAATATTTTCTGTCACGACCTCAACTGTCTGCAATTGGGAATCCGGAAGAAGAAGCCCCAGATTGCCCAATATACGCAAAATGGTTGAACTTGCAAAAAAGCACAGGATCAAATTAACTATTGATGACTTTTTAACCTAAGGGAGGAGGTATGAGAGCGGAGAAGAATATGAAAGATGACACACGACTGGCATTACTGGAGCAATCCATCGGCCATATTAATGAAACAATGATGAGAATCGAAAAACGATTCGATGCCATCGACAAACGATTTGATGTCGTTGACAAAAGATTTGAGGCTGTAGACAAAAGATTTGAAAGACTGGAAAACAGGATTGAAGACGTTAGAAAAAATTCATGGGCGCAATTCTGCTGGGTAATGGGATTCATGTTTACCTTGTCCACTGCTTTTGCAGCAATACTCATTAAGGGTCATTTTGGATGAACAAAAAAAACGGCGTAGATTTGGAAAGTATTTTAGGTGGATTGATTTACTCGGAACAATATTACATTGTCGTTAAAACCAAATTCACAATACATCATATTGAACGAACGAATTACACTGATCGCGGTAAAATAAAATGGATCGGTGAAACAGAATTTCATGCTTTTAAAGAAATGGATCATGACGAAGAAGCGCGTCTTTCCCATATTGATGGCTGCGACCTTTTCCCTCGGCTTTACTTTCATAAAGACAGCTTTCTCAAAGAGTTTTTTACATGGCTTAACATCCGTGGCCTTACAATTACGGATATTACTACACCAAAATATTAAGGATAAATAATGAAATTGAAATTATTAACGTTGGCTTTATTGGCTACAACACAGATCGCAATCGCGATGCCAGCAACAGAACAGCTTGCAGATAAGGCAGTCGCTATTGCAGGCACCCAAAATGTTACAACCCAGATTAATTACCCCACGACAATTCATAGTGTACATGGCATTACAATTTACAATACAACGCCTGGCTTCAAGGATTACCAATGGACTGTCTCGCTTTGTCCGGAATCTCAACCCGAACATTGCAGGGTTATTAAAGATCATCTTGGATTGGCTACAGGGCAACACTGGGGGAAGACATATTTTCTTGACGTAGATGTTATTTTTCATGCCGTGGGAACACATCCTATCACTGCTCGAACTGTGATAACCGGTGGCGCTTCAGATACGGCGTCTGATACAAAGTATGTAGGCGTTCATTATTAATGAAAAGAGAAGATTTCAGAAAAAAATATTCTAAAAAAACACATTTAGGTGATGGGTTATACGTCAGTTTTGATGGATATCATTTTATTTTAATGGCAGAACGTAAAAATGGATGGCATTGGGTTGGACTTGAGCCGGATGTTTTTCATAATTTTATTCATTATCGAAAGCAGGTATATGCAGATGCCGAACATATTGATAAGGAAAGTTGATAATGAAAGCATTTTGCACGCAAAATACCGATCGCGAGTGCAGGGAAAATGATTGTTGTTTGACTGACGCTAAACTCTTGGCTTCCAATATTATGAAAATGAATGATTGTTGTAAAAAAACACATCTTAGAGCGATAGAAGCTGTTTTATTATCGATAATACATGCCGAACCTGATACGGTTTCTGAAATTATTAATGGTTTAAAATATGCATTGGAAGAGCTAATAAAAGCCGGTATTTAACCGGCTTTAATTTATTTCTTTTTCTTCATTTCCTTCTTTTTTTCCTTTACGACTTTTTTCATCATCTTTTTATCTTCTTTCATGTCCTCTTTTTTCATCTTTTTCAATTCGCCTTTTGTTGCCGGTTTTCCGTCCTTTTTCTTTTTCATTGCTGCACGTCCTTGTCAAGTAGATAGAGACATAATCATAACGTGGTTTTGGACAAATTACTAACAGCTTAGGTATTGATTGTATGGGTAAGTTAATCTGGATTTGGGGAGGATTTAGGCTTATTCTTTTAAAACTTGATCAGGGGAGCTAGTTACTCCCCTCTCAAAGGAAAATCCATTTAATGTGTGTCATAGCAGACAGAGCAATTTTAAATGATCTTGCACGGATTGCAAGTCTTTAGAAGCTCCGCTAGGGATAAAGGTGCAAAACAAAACAGTACATATAGTCTTTCAGGTTCTAAACTTCCTGCGTGATGAATTATCAAAAAAATATAAGCTTCTTCCCATTGATAAACTAATTCTTATTACCCTTGCTAGTCACAAAGGCATCAAGGGTATTTTTCCTATGCAAGAAACAATTGCCATCGAGCTAGGAATGACTCGCCGTCACATGCGCAATCGAATCAAATTTCTTGAAAAATGCGGCCTCTTATTTGTCGAAAAAATAGGCAGACGGCATTATTACCACCTTACAAACTTATCCACAGAAGAGGATCTACAGTTCCCCATTGAGAACACAATAGGGGAACCACAGTTCCCTTCACAGGGGAACTACAGTTCCTCTCATAGGGGAACTACAGTTGCCACTAATAACAAAGTAAATAACAAAATAAATAAAACAGAGAGAGCGCGCACAAAACGCGCCGCTCCTCTCTCTGATGATTTTGAACCCAACAAACAAACCTGCAAGGCAGCTCAGAATTTGGGATTGACAGAAGAGGAAGCTAATTTTGAATTTGATAAATTCATGACCCATTATCAAGCACTAGGGTCAGAAAAGAAAAACTGGGACAAGGCATTGGAGAATTGGTTTATCAAGGCAGCAGAATACAAAGATCGTCACCAGAACGGTCAAACGGATCAAATACATTCGCTGGTTAAGGACTATGTGCCAGAGCCTGCCTTTGACCGTGAAGCAAACCGGGAGGTTGCAAAAAAAACATTAGGGCAGATTTTCGATAAGCTCAAATTAAATGGCAGCGGAGGCCATCATGGAAGATTATTTGGACAAATGGAAAAGGGAGAGACAGGAAAAACGAAATGAAGAGCGCAAAAGATTACTGGCATATTCAGATTTGCAAGCAGAGGAACTGCCTGTAGCTGATCGATACCAGCGAATCAGGTTCTTGAGAGAAATCGAGGCAAACGAATGGTTGCAGGATTTACGCAGAAAAATGCCAACAACCGTTTCTCCAATAAAAAAACGATATGTGAAGTCAAAAAACGTAGTAATTTTTAACAACGATTAGGAGCAATTATGTCAAATAAATAATGGGCAACAGTTATGTCAAGCATTAGCATGATTATTGATTTGCAAAGTCAGCAAATGGAAGTTATTCAGGAAATGGTGAAAATTCTCATGGATGAGGACGATCAAAATGCAGAGGAAACCGACGAAAGCTTATTGGGCAGCATACAGCGCACTTTACGGGAACGGAGAACCACTAAAAGCCCAAGCGAAGAAAAAACGCCAGAACATCGAGGAAGTTGAGCAGATAAAGTTCAACATCTGGTTTGATAAATTTTTATGGGAAAAGGACTATCGCTGGTTCCATTCGCCTAATGGAGGAGGACGTTCGCCTCAGGAAGGTGCCAAATTCAAAAGAATGGGGGTCAAGGCGGGCGTTCCGGACATTATCCTACCCATGGCAAGGGTCACCCCTAGATCGTCTTACCACGGGCTTGTAATTGAGTTGAAGAAACCGGACGGAAAGATGAGCGATGTAACCGAGACCCAGAAGGATTGGCTGGATTGGTTTAAGCGGCAAAACTGGTCAACGCATGTTGCATTCGGTTTTGAGCAGGCAAAAGCCATTGTACTGGATTATTTTTCATGATCAAACCGATGTGATAAGGTTAAAAGGATTTTTAATCATTTCAAGGAGTTTTAAATGGAAACGGAAGCCACAAAATCTCAGGGAAAACGTGTAGAACATCAGACGAAAGTTGGTGGTGAAGTCGCTAAAGTAGTTACTCAGGGAACACCCGAAACTACAGCATCAGTCCCATTGCCGGTGCCGCTCGATGCATCCGTCATGGCAGCAATTCAGGCAACCGTGCAGGAAGCCATGAAAACGGCTGTCGGTGTCATTGTTGAACAATTGAAACCCGCGACAGTACCCATGACCCAGGCGCCATCGATACCCGTGCGCAATGCGGGCGCTCCAAATCCTGTACCGACTCTGGATCAAAAAGGCCATTATGTGAGCAAGCTCAAGGGCATACCGGTTGAGCCAGGGCAAGATATGCGCCACGTTCATCCAAGCATTATCCAAAACTGGTTTAATACCATCGAAAATCGCTGGAAAGAATCATACAATAAACGCAAGGTCGGCGGTGCGCCGGTTGATTTATCATGGACAAGGGGTTAAGCATGGCTGAAGCCGATGCAGCAATAAAATTTGTGATGTCAAACGAAGGCGGTTTTGTTGACAATGCAAATGATCCAGGAGGGGCAACCAATTTCGGGTTGTCCCTTAGGTCTTTAAGGGAAATCCCTATTCATCGATTAAAAGGTTATGGAATATTTAACTCACCTGAAAGTTTAGGTATTGATGACGTAAAAAATTTGCACAATGATCAAGCTGTTTTGATTTACGCAGGGGAGTTTTGGGATTTAGCACCATTTACAAAAATTGAAAATCAGGAAATCGCAAATTATTTATTTGATATGTCTGTTTTGCATGGGGCAAATCAGGCAATAAAATTATTACAACGCGCATTCTGGGCGTTTTCATATCAGATTTATCTGGTCAAAGATGATGGCATTTTAGGTGAATTTACATTGGGAATGATAAATAAAAATAACCAAGAGGATCATAATGATTTGTTGAGCTGTATGATGGCCGAACGCGCAGGATTCGTGCGTTTGTTATGTGTTGAAAATCCTAAGAACAGGGAGTTTTTGGATGGGTGGCTTAATCGATGTTATCGAATCTGAAATATTGCCGGTTGTTGGCAAAGCAGCTCCTCTACTGGCCAGCGTTTTGGGTACTCCTCTTGCTGGGGTTGCTGTCTCTCTTATCGCTAAAGCTTTTAATATTGATCATGAGGATTTGCAGGCACTATCACGTACTATTAATCAAGACCCTGACGCGGTTCAAAAACTGGAATCCATAGAATATGCGCATCAGGAAATACTCCAAAAGATTGCTTCAGCAGACTACGCAACCGAAGTGGAAGACAGAAAAAACGCTCGAAATTTTGGTAATTTATATAAAGGCTTTCTTGTGCACATGGCTTTTCTTGTTACTTTTGGTTTTTTTGCTGCATTGTTTTTGTTATTCGTTCCATTGAGTCTTGGCGGGGAAGAAAAGAACCTTTTATCGATGCTGGTTGGAATGTTGGCCTCAAAGTGGCAAACTATAATTGATTTTTTCTATGGATCGTCACGTCACAACAATCAGGGAGCGATAAAATGAGCGATGGATTAGGCGTACAAGCGCCAGCAAAAGATGCAAAGTTGAATGACCCCAACCAAGGCGGCAATAAAGCGGCCGAGAGAGGCGGGGCAAACAAGGGTATCGTTGAACATAGCAAGGTTGACATGATCGACCACAAGGGTCATGCAGCTCGTGCAAAAGAAGCTATGGGAGCGATGGGACATTACAACGTCACATATCATGATGGCGGTGAAATGTAATAAAAAAAGGGGCTTTCGCCCCTTTGGTTTTTAGCCGTACCAACTGACATACGTCGGGTTACCATCCCAAAGTGACGCGCTACCATAGCTCGCCATTTTTATATAATTTCCTTTACGCACTTTCTTTACTAAAATTTCTTGGTTTTCTTCATAGAATTTATCTTTAATTGGCTTCGTCATACCTGCCATCGGGCTATAGCCTTCACTCTCAATCATTTCTTGTTGAATTTCTCGAAGCTTAACAACTGTCGTCCCAACTAATTCGATGACTTGATAAAAATCAACGTTGGTTTGCTCCCAACCCCAAGACCAAAGAAAGATATCGCCAACTTTTAAATTATGACGAAAAGCAACACGTTCTTGTCTGCGAATTTCTTTTTCTTTTTTGATTTCATGTAAACGTGTAATCCATTTTAGCGTATAAGCTTCGCGTTCTTCGTGTGTTTTAAAGTTATAGTGAAAATCAGGTTTTGATCGTTTACCGGAATAAGCAATCGTAATAAATTTTTGGTTTAGTTCGTAGGTGTAAGTGGTCGCATCAGCATGTGAATAATGACACTCGATACTGTTCTCAGGTATAAATCGTTTTTTCATTTTTAGATTCCTAATTCTGTTTCGACAACAGCTAAAGTTGATTTTAAAGTGTTTAATCTTTCACCCCAAATTGTTTTTAATTGTTTGTCACTTTCATCATTAGTTAACTCGAGCATCATTTTTGAATATTCATTGATTTGTTTTTTAAGCCAGGCATGTGTAAGTCTCATTTTTGTTTCCTCATCACTAGTTAATGTCTGACAATAATATTCTAAAAGAATACTAATGTCAATAGATAGTAATAGCTTTAAAGCACTTTTTTCGCGCATGGGCATTTTTTTTGTTATTCTTTTGGGATATCAATGCAAAGGATTGCAAAGAATGAAATATCAGCCACAGGTGGGTCATCCTACGAATTTAAACGAAAAAGTCGCAGCCCATATTATTTCTCACGTAGAAGGAAATTATGTTATCGGCCAAGTTGCACGTATGGCAAAAATTCCCAAGGAAACATTAAGACGATGGCTGAGACGTGGTGAAGAAGAAGCGAACGCCGATGATTGGAGTCAATATGCACAATTATGGGTCGAATTTGAACACAAAAGGGGTCTTGAAATAAAAGAAATACTAGCGGATGTGAAGAACCGAAAAACAAACTGGCAAGCATCCTGGCAACTGTTAACGAGCATCGCACGCGAGGATTTTGGTGTAGAAGCTGTTGAGTACAAAGAATTACTTGAATTATTTAACAAGTTGAGCGAAGCTTTTAAACGGTTCAGTGAGAACCCGTTACAATCGCAGGGAGCGATCAATCATGGCCGAGAAGTGGATTCAGAAAGCTGTGTCAAAGAACAAGGGAGCCCTTCGCAAGAAACTCGGAGCGAAGAAGGGTAAACCCATTCCCGCAAAAAAACTCAATGCTGCTGCCAAGAAAGGTGGAAAGGTAGGCAAAGAGGCACGTCTTGCAAAAACATTAAAAAAATTACGGAAGAAATAACCATTAACCTATTGGAGTACATGCATGTCCGAGCAAATAGAAGAAGTTACAGGTGTTGTTACACCCGAACAACAGGCACCAGCTGCACCCGCACTATCCCCCGAGCAATTCGAAACAATCAAACGATCATTGATCGAAACACTGCATAAACACTATGGTCAGTTTATCAATTCAATCAATCATTTCCCGCTGGCGCAAATGCCAATGCAGCAAGCATTCCTGCACTTTGATACAGGCTTCCTCTGGTTTGAAAAAGCCATTGTGAACATGCCTGTACCGCAAGCACAGGTCATGCAAGTCCCACAGCCAAAAGCGCCAGAGTCGGCGCTGGAACCACAGGCTCAGGAAGCATCCCAGACGGCTGAAGTGATACCCATCGATGCTGCATGATTCCACAAGCATATTTTGATAAGATCAAAGATTATTTTAATGGCGATCAGAAGAAAGCATGGTTATGGTGGCAAACGCCTAACCCTGCTTTCGGTATGATTTCAGCTTTAGATATGATCAGAATGGGCAGAGAATCTAAAGTTAAACAGTATATTGATAATGCTTTGAAAGGATATTTTCCATGATTGATTGGACACTATGTGGTTTTTGTTATGAACGCATTCCGTGTGAAAGTTCAGGCGTACCAAAAGAACATAATTGCAGGACGATTCAAGATTTAAAAAAGAAAGTTGACCTTACGTTATCTGAGATACAAAAAGATTTCAATAATAAGCTGCAAGAAATAAATGGCACGTTAAGAAATCACAGATCATTGAACGCGCATTTAGAAGGTGAGATTGCGAAGCTTAAGAGAGAGCTATCAAGCTGCATTGATGTCAAGTTACTTTATTCAGACAGACAAGCACGCGAATCATGGCAGCAAGGTTGTGATGAAATGATCTCAAGTATAATTCAACGCATTGCAGATATGGATTTAATGTTTAAGCAAGCTTTTATCTGTGTTGATAACTCACACGTTAACGATGCAGCAAAATATTATGGATTAGCGCCAGTCGCACAGTTAAACAAAATTGCGAAAGAAGTTCCTCACCATCCATCCCTCAAGCATCTTGAAAACAAGTTACGCGAAAAGAATGTGAAACTAAAAGAGCTTGAAGCTGAAATAAATACACTCGAATATAAATTAAAATATTGCTGTTGTCCTAATGAAATAAGAACATGGGCTGGCGCAAATGCCAATGCAGAAAAATACTTAGGGTTAGCTCCAGTTGCGCAATTAAATAAAATTGTCAACGAACAGATATACTCCAAAATTGCAAAGGAAGGCGATAAATATATTTTAAAAACCCAAAACTTTCCATTTGAAGAAGAAAAAATTCATCATCCATCACGTAAGCATCTTGAAAACAAACTTCGTCAAAAGAATAAAGAAATAAAAAATCTTACTGAAAAAAATATTGAACTTGAACACAAAGTAACCGAGTTACTTGTAGCCTGTCGTGATTCAAATGCAATGCGTGAGCGTGTTGTTGAGCTTTCAAAACACCTGCAAGATGCAAATACTGAAATTCATTTACTTAAAAATCCTTTCAATGGCGGCTGCAAATGATGATCTACACCGGCGATGACAAAATTAAGTTTGAGCGCAAAGATCAAATGTGCCGACTCAAAAAAGAAATTGTCATGTATTTGTTTGATCAGGTCGGTCAGCGTGAGCGTGATCGATGGTGGGCGTACAAAGGTGAGTTCAAGTATGAAGGCGAAACCTACAATCTGGAATGTGATTGCAAGACTGACGGTATATTGTTTACGTACAAAAATCTTCACATCGAACACAAACAGCGCGTACTGGATATCGATGAAATGATTCAAAAAGGACTGATTCAATAAGGAGCATTATGTCATTCGAAAGTCTTAAGGATAAGATTGGAAAGTCAGTTAATAAAAACCAATGGCAAGAATTGCATTCAAAGAAAAAAAACAATCTTAGCGGTGAATATATATTTGTGAGGTACACACCCTATCAAAGCAAGAGTATGGGTGAGATACACCGATTCAGAATAAGTATTGGTGAGAAAGTCGCATCACTATTCGATTTGCATCAGGGTAAAAGAGTCAATGTTTTTATTGACAAACATAATCCAGCCTTGTTTTTATTAAAAGTATCAGATAACGACAATGGTTATCTTTTATCAAAAGCTAAAGAATCATCTGTCCTCATGCTTAATTGTGTGATGCCTTATGAATTGAATATCCCAAAATACGCAACGCTACAGGTATTTTTTGATGTTGAATCGGATAATTCAATCATGATTGATATTAACAAAAAACCCAAATAATAGGAGTAAATTGTAATGGAATATAATTTCAGTCGTATCAGTTGTGATGCAATATGTAATATCGAGAAAAAACTTCAAAAGATTTGTACGGATGTTGTGGATGATATAAACAATTTCATTCACGTATTGAATGACGAACAAATTAATCAACGTTTGGGCGAAATGAATACAGTGATTCTCGATCTCATGCGTGATCAGATTACCGTGACTGGCATTCAATTCACTGAAGTCATGAACAAAGTTCAGAAAGCGCTGGCGCAGTATTTATGAAAACAGTAAAAATCAATAATGCTTATGTACGCATAGCTGCCATTGAATCAGTGAATGTACATTATAAAAATGAAACCAATAAACAAGCAATAGTTGGCGTTCTTACTAGACAGCTTTGCATGAGTGTAGGTTTTGATTCAGATTCCGAAGCTGATAAATATGTAGATTTTATTGTCGGATTAATGAATGTATAAAAATGGCAGCCTAATTGCCGTGTTTATTTTCTACAATGTATCGTCTGGCGTCCAGGCAAGACTTGCATTTAGTGAAGAATTCAAACATTGCAATATCATCACGTTCGATGGATATGACTGGATCATGCTTGATTTTGATCGGACAGGTTTATTGACGCGAAGAATCCATTGTCCGGACGGTGGATCATTATTGCGCAATCTGCACGTGATCAAGGAAGTATCAGCCATTGTAACAGTCAATGTACGGGAAAGAACCAGAACAAGCTGGAAGCCTCTCTGGGTGAGGTCATGTAATGAGATATGCCGCTATGCCTCCGGTGTCGATGTCGGGTTCACGCTAAACCCTGTCAACTTGTATAAGAAATTGCTAGAGTATAGACGTAGACGGAACTACGAAGTGTTAAGCCATTGGAGGCGCGCACATGGGATTTTTCGGCGGCGACAACGACGAGTCAAGTCCGGGTCAGAATCAGGCTAATGAACTGGCCACGGAGCAATTGGAGCAAAACCAACAGGGACTGGAAACAAAGAAACAGAATCTGTATGCAGCCCGATTGGATATCCTCAAGGGTCAAGGTGGGCAAAGCTGGGTTCCGGATAGATCACGGCGAGCACCAACCAGTCCAGGAGGGGCTGGCGGCAGAGGCAGCGGCGGGGCGCCGTTTCCTTTTCCGTGGCACAATCGATAAAGTTCTACTGATTGCTAAGGATGGCAAATCATGGAAGATTTGGAAAAGCTCAATGCGCGCTTTTGGGAAGCACGTCAGTATAAAGACCGCTGGCTGGCGCTCTATAAAGAATTGTATTTCTATGTCATACCCGATCGGGATGCCTTTAACGTAAAATTCAACTATCGCGATGATGGGAAACCTGTTACCCAGCAGATTTGGGATAATACCGCGATGCTGGCCGCTTATCAGCGAGCTAATGACCTTCATGGCTTGTTACTTCCAAAAGATCGCGTGTGGGGAAAGCTCGTACTTGATCCGCATCTTTATGCAAAAGAAGTGGTCGAAAATGCCGATATTCAAATACTCATGGATGAAATCAATGAACGAATCTTTTTTTATCTTAACGAATCTAATCTTTCTCGTGTTGTCAGCAGTTCTAATCTGGATCTGGTGGGTGGCACTGGAGCAATCTGGGTGGAGAGTCAATCTGATGAGATTCCGCTATATTATCGGAGTATCCCTGCTGTTGCTCTTTACATTGAATATTCTACTGATGACGTAATCAATACGTGCTGGTTCGCACAGAAGATGACAGCGCGTTCCATTCTCGATATCTATCCAGGTTACTCTGGCATGATGCGTGAAACGCTGATGCAGGAACCGAATGAAGTATTTACAGTTAACTTTGGACAGATTAAATACAGCGATGACAGCTTCTATATCTATTCTGTGATGGACGATGACCCGCTGGCATTGCTCTTTTCAAGACAAAGCACTTATCCGCAAATCATCGTTTATCGCGACAGAGTAAGACCTGGTGAGGCAGAGGGGAGAGGCGTTGGCACTGACATGCTACCGACGATTAGAGATGTGAATCTGGTGACTCAATATAGCCGTCAAAATATGGCATTCAAAGCCAACCCTCCCATGTTTTATGATGCTGGAACCTATTTTAACCCCTACTCCGTCCGTCAGTGGGCTGGGGCTATGATTGCCCGTAACCCGCAAGGACGGAACCCACTCGAACCCCTTGAAATGCCAACCTATCCGGATGTTCTTCAGCACATCATGCATTTGCAAGATGCGATACAAAAAGGCTTTCAGGTCGATCCTTTGGGTGAAATACAGGCACCCGTCAGATCAGCCACTGAAGTATCGATTCGGGAAAATCGTGCGCAACGAACCAGTGCGACTGATATCAGCCGATTGATTAACGAATTGCCCAAACAAATTTTTGATGTTGCGGCAAAAATATTAAATGAACGTGGTTTGCTGACGAAAAAGCGCCAATCAATCCCTGGCCTTTCAACACGCAAACTCAAGTTTGACTATGTTTCACCACTCTACGATCTTCAGAATCAAAGCGACCTTAACCATTTCATTAATAATTTGCAAATAAAACAGCAATTTTTTGGTCAGGGTGCAGCATTGATGACGACAAATATATTTGAAGCACAAAAATTCCTGACTGAAAAATTGAATCTGCCACGCAAATTATTTTCAACAGACGAAGAAATCAGGCAATTCATGGCGCAACTGGGTCAGGCACAACAGGCACAGGCGCAGCAAGGCGCATTGCCAAGACCTTCGACCACAGCAGGACAGGTCAAGTTCCCTGAAAATCAGGGGGTCACAATTTAATGCTTGATGAATTATTGAAAGCAAAAAAGATTACACCTGAACAATACAATATTTATTTTATTTTTCAGGTTAATGAGTTAGGACGCAAACTTTTTGAAGACATGATGTCTAATTACTTTATGGATTTGCCACCAATGGAATTGCTGGACGAGTCAAAAAGTGCGTACTACGTAGGCCGTTGTAGTGTGCTAAAGGATTGGTACACTACAATTCTTTTTGTGAATGGAGAGCTGAGGAAAATAAACAATGACGGAACAGACTAGTCAATCAGGGAATGAAACGAAATTGTATGCGGGTAAATTTCAAACTGTTGAAGAGCTGGAAGCAGGCTATAAAAATTCACTACCAACCTTTCAGGAAAATGAAACGCTTAAAAAGCAATTGGAGGAAGTGACAAAAATTCCTGAAGTTTATTTGAATCCAAGCGATGTCGCAGACATTGAAGCAACACGAATTGCTGATATTCAGGCACGCGCAAAAGAAGCAGGAATGACTCAGGCGCAATATGAGAAATTTGTAAGATCGGACAAGGCGCGTCTTGAAAAGAATAAACAGTCTTTTGAGAACATGAAAAAGGAAGTGGGCGAGCAAACCATCAATATCCTGAGGGATTATGTGGCAAAAAATTATCCAAAAGAATTACAGGATAATATGCTTAAAACCTTTATCGGAAACAAGGAAGCGCGTACAGCGGCCTTGAATCATCGCGATCAGCTTTTGAACAATAATATTCCAGGCATGAATCGCCCAGCAATGCCTGACTATAATGTAACGCAGGAAGATGTGGACAAGGCTTATCTTGCCAAGGAAAAAGACCCGCACAACATGAAAAAAAGAGATGCCTACATCGCATTGCTCAATGCGCGAGGCGCTCAAAAGCAAGCCGGTTGACGGCTTTGGCGCGCTGGATGTAATATGGAAACATCTTAACCAGATGCCCGCGCAAGCGATAACCATCGGTTAATGATCAAAGAACATTATCAGCCGGTCATCACTGATCATAACCTGATAGATGCTCAATAAACTGTCACGCAATAGCGTGGCGTTGTTGAACTCTATCGGGAGAAGTCAGGATGACTAACCAGATTAATTTAAACACCGCGTCACAACTCTTTGACACGGAAGTCACAATCAAATTCCAGAACAATCAATTCTTGATGAATACTATCGAGGAACGTCATGGCACAACCGGTGACGCTACAAACGTCCCTGTGTCTGACATCATTGAAATGCAACAGCAAACGTATGCGCCGGTTGATATCCCCGTAACGCCCGTTAACCCGACAAACGTCATGGTTGTACCTTTCAACTATGCACTGAAAACGGTTATCGGCGGCGGCGAAACGACATTGTTTGCCTATGACAAGATTGTCGATCATGCGAAATTGCACGCGAAAGCGGCTGGTCGTATGTGCGATTACATCAAGATCAATTCATTGTTTACCTATAGCGGGTTTTCTTCACTCTTTACTGTGCCTTCAACCGTTGGTGTCAGTACAGGTATGAACGAAGGAAAACTGGCGCAGGCATTGTCGTATCTTGAAGATCAGGGCGTGGATGTAATGAATCATGCGTGCTCGCTCTGGATGGCTGCCATTACCAAGCAATCCATGCTGAATGATGATCGTGTAGTGAATATCTTCTACAACGACAGACGCCCATTGGTTGATAACCAGCTTGTGTCCTATCTGGGTGTCGATATCAGAACATTGGGCAGCAATGGTATTAACACCATTCCGTTCACAACCTCCATGGGTGTAAACACCTATTTGACACCGGTCGTGAACAAGGAAGCAATGGTGCAGATTTTCAACCGTGATGTGCAAACCAGTATTACATGGGTTCCGCAGAACGACCGTTGGGAATTGCTGACAGTGATGACTTCCGGCGCTCAGGTTATTCAGGGCAACGGTATCGCATTGATCACAGTTAATAACCCATATGTAAACAACTAATCATCACGGAGGATGACTGTTATGTCTAATTTTCAAACTTTGGATTTGGTCACTGAAACGTTGATCGGTAGTGCACCGTCTCGTTTTGCGGCCTCTACAACAGATGCGCTGGCAACCATTCTGGCTGCGGGTTATCTGAATGACATTAACAAAAAGATTAAGGCTAATGACGTATTCGATATCAATTATCTGGATACCAGCGTGTTTCCGTTGAACACTGGCGAGGCTTCTGTATTCGCAAGCTTCCGTGTTCAATACGATCCCATTGCTGGCAACTGGAACCTGATTCAATCGTCAGTACCTTTATCTATTATTTCAGCATTAGGTGTTCATGCTGCAAATTATAATAATGGCGGTGGCAGTGCGACGACTACCATTTCAGACAGCGAAATCAGTGCAAACAGCATTGTTGTCGCTCGATGGAAATCCAGTGCCAACTCTGCGAGAATTGAAACAGTAGCTCCCAGTGCCGGAAGTCTGGTCGTTGTCTCCTCAACTGATCCAGGTGTTTCGGTGCTGGAATACATTTCAATTCTGCCCTCTGTTGCGCTTCAAAATCTCGGCGCTTATGCAGGTACATACACGTATGCAGGTGGATCAGCTACGATTGTGATTCCCAACACAAGCATTGTTGCAGGGATGACAGTCAATGCGAACTTCCAATCGCAGGCAAACGCTGCCTACATTCTGACGGCCGTGGCCGGTGCTGGCACAATCACCATTGTTGCCAATACCAATCCAGGTGCATCCGTCATTGAATATCAGGCGATCTCGCCCAATTCAACACTGACGACAGATGGGCTTTATGGTGCAACGTATAGCAATGCCGGTGGCAGCGCGACCATTACAGTTACCGATGCCAATATCCTGGCAACGAGTATTGTAACGGCTGACTTTGCAACCCAAGCCAATACGGCAAGTATCTATAAAGTCACACCTTCCGCAGGCTCGCTGGTCATTCTGGCGAGCGCTGACCCTGGCGTTTCGACATTGACCTACAATGCGGTTCCTGCTGCTGAAGGCGCTTCTGTTGATGCCTACCTGCCTCTCTCTGGCGGTCAGATGACTGGCTCCATTCTGTTGGATCGTGGTACAGCA